AAGTTAGCTATGATTGATAACGAGTATGTAACCATGCGAGTTTCTGGTTCTATCAGAGAAGCTCCTTTTGGTGTTTTGTTAAATGGCGATTCTAGTCAAGGTAAAACCACTTTTGGTGAAATGGTTATTGACGCCTTGCTAGCTAGTCAAGGATTACCTATGGAAAAAGAATATCGTGCTACTATTAATCCAGCCGATAAGTTTTGGTCCAATTGGTCTTCCGAGAAAATTGTTTGTAAAATTGATGATATGGCCAACGAGAAAAGCACTTTTGTGCAGGCTAATCCCACTCGTGCTATTATTGATATTATGAATAATGAACGCTTCTATGCTCCGAAGGCGGAGATAGATGCTAAGGGCAAATGTTTTGTTGAGCCCAAACTTCTTATCGTTACTACCAACACTCAGAATCTTGAAGCTGGTACTTACAGTAATTGTCCGTTTTCTATTCAACGTCGTTTGTTGAGTGTTACTGTTAAAGTTAAGCCTGAATTTACTGATGCTCGTGGTTGTCTTGATAAAGATGCTGTCCTTGCTCGTTACAGGGACAATGATGGTGGTTATAATCCACCTGCTGTTGATGATATTTGGAATATCACTGTTGAACAGGCTAAACAACCTGCTAAACGTACGGAAACTGCTTCGTATGATGTTGTTAAATATAATGGCAAACTCATGAAAGATGTTAGTGCTATTGAAGCTATTAATTATCTTATTGATGAGTTTGACAAACATCGTCAGCATCAGAAACTTATTGTCAATTCTCAATTGAATCGTGTCAATACTATCCAGAAATGTCCGCATGAAGGATGTATTAGACTTAAAGGTTTCTGTAATGAACATTGTGATGAACTTCAACCTCAAGTAGGCATTTCAACCGTCTACAAAGTTTGTAAATACGGTTTGAAAGCTCGTCGCACTGTTCGAAATATCAAGAGTAAGTATAACGCTCTTAAGGATATCACCACTGATGTTCTTTATAATAGAGCTTATGCATTTGAATATTCATGGGATTGGATCTCATTTTTAAATCAAGATGCTCTTGATATGCCGCTCGCTCGTCGTGCCATTTTCTGGTATAATAGAAAGAATTTGGAACAACGAGCTAAGAAGCAGCTTATGTTTTTGTGGATTTTTCCACTTTTTATGTTGTTTGTTAATTTTTATATGTTTTTGTTTATGTGTTCATATGCTACTTTTTCTTCTGTTTACGTTATGTCTAGTGTAAAAGAGCAATATATTTCAGAACTCAAATCTCGCCGGGATGGAGTTACTGTTATTATTAAAGCTCAACGAGAAAAGTATGCTAAAATTTTGTGTGCATCAGCTTTGAGCATTGCAGCATTGTATTCTGTTGCTCGAGCTTATTTCACTTGGAAGAAGTTGGATATTCAAGGTTCTCTTGAACCCACTTCTGTTGAGGAGATTGAAGCTCGTAGTAATCAGATTAATGTTTGGAATGGATCTACTAGTTCTAGAACTGTTATTTCACCTGTTGCTATGACTAGTACTCTTGATCATATGAAGAATATTATTGATGGTAATCTCTTCTATGGATCAGCTGAAGTTGATGGTAAACGTTATATGGTTAATTTGTTATTTGTTGCTTCTAATTTAGTTCTAATTCCGAATCATTATTTTAAAGATTTGGATGTTCTTACCGTTACCAGTTATCACAAGAATCCTTCTGCTCCTGGCGGAATTGTTGATCTTGTGCTTGAACAAGCTAATGGTTATCGCATTCCTAACACTGATTTTATTTTGTGTTATACTTCACGTGGTGGATCACGTAAAGATATTACTCATTTGTTTCCCAAATCTAAACCTGTAGATTGTCCTTTTGTCATGCTTTATAGACAGAAGAATGGTGAAATTATGGAAGCAAAGGGTTATGCTAACATGAAGATGACGTCAAATTCATTGGAGAAATTCTATGGTGGTGAATATCGTAGTCTATCTATCAATACATTTGGTGGTCTTTGTGGAGCTTGTCTTTTATCTGATTCTCGTGAAAAGTTCCTTTTAGGATTGCACCTTGGTGGTCAAGCTGATACACCACGAGGTTGCTTT